GATTGCGGATTTGGTTCTTCAACGCTTTGATTTTCCATTCTGTCGAGCGTTGAAGCGTTTCGAAGTCAATCGCGGCATCTGCGCGCGCTGCTCGTTGGATCTCTCGTGGTGTCACTGGTGGGCCTCTTGCTGTTGGGTGCGTGATAGGTGCGCGACGTTGCGCCCCTGCGGCGGAGTGTATCCGCGTCGGTGTGTCGTGTCTAGGCGTCAGCTCGAGGCGAGCGCGCGCATGGCTGCGCGGGTTCTCGCGATCTCTGCGCGGATGGCTGCGAGGTCGCAAGCGGGGATACGGTGCGCATCGGGTCCATCGGCGACTCTCTCAAGGGCGGCGAGTCGCTGCGCCAGTCGTGCGCGAGCGATGCGGCGCGCGATGTCGGTGGTATTCGTCGTGCGCTGGGTACGGGTGTTTTGGATGTCTCGGGGGGTCATGGTGTCGGCCTGTGATAGGTGCGGAGATGCCGTGCGCACGTTGCGCGCGGTGTGCCATTGCATCGGCGTACCGGCGCGGTGGGCTTCACTGTTTCCCCGTGGTTTCGTTGGGTTGGTTGGGTCGGTGGGCCTCGGCCGGTGATAGGTGCCGTGATAGTGCGCCTCGGGGTGGGGGTGCATCCCTCGACATGGGCGGGCCTCGCGCGTGCGGGCGCGGGGTGGGTAGGTCCCTCGGCGGGGCGCACTGGCTGCGGCTGCGCGGGTTGCGGGCGACGGCGACGGCGTGCGGCGGCGGCGGCGGGCTGCGGGTTCTCGGACGGCGGCCGAAGGCTGCGTGTTGACGGGTCGGGCGGTCGCTCGGATCTGAACCCACGCCGGGGCGTTCAACAAACCAATAATCTAACCCCCTCTCTCGACCTCGTTTTGACTTGTGGTAAACTCCTCCCATGCGAGGTTCACTTCAACTCAAGGGACAGATCCGGTCATGGGCAGAGTCGATTGGTCGCTGGACTGACTTTGTCAAGATCCGCGAGCGTTTGAAGGCTGACGGCATGGATGCTGGTGAGTGTTGGTTGCGTGCTGCACAGGAGATGGACCCTGTTATGTGGGGTCAGGTGCAGTCGAGTGTGAAGCCGAAGCGTGCGGAGAAGAAAAACGACCTGCCACGTGGCAGGTCTGTGGAGTCGGATGGTGAGTTGCGTGTGGAGTTGGATGAGTCTGTGGGTGGGAAAGTGGAAGATAAAGTTCCACTTAGTGGAAGCGAGCCTGCGGGGGATCGCGCGACGAAGGCGGTGTTTGGCGCGAAGAAGGTGTCTACGATCAAGGTGGTGGAGTGGGTGGCGAGTAACTTGCAGGTGGAGGATGTCGAGCCGAGGGATGCGCCGAGTAGTGAGGCGTGGGGGATGTTGGTGTGGGCGCGCAGGAGTCCGGTGAATGAAAGTCAGTTTTGGGGGACTATTTACGCAAAACTGTTGCCTTCGAGGAGTGCTATTGAGGCGGAGCAGCGGTACGCTGATGACGGATCGCGCATTGAGGACACGGCATCACGGTTGCTGGCGATGCGCGACGCGACTGAGAGTCAACGGGAGGCTCTGTAATGGCTGCGAAGAAAGGTCTGCTCTACAACATCAACAAGCGCAAGTCTGCTGGTACATCGCGACCGAAGTCGAAGACGACGGTAAGTGACAAGGCGTACGCGCAGATGAAGAACAACTGGGGTCGAGGTAAGAAGAAATGAATGCTCGCGACCGCTTGAATCCGCAGTTTGATGTCCCTGGCGACTTGGATGTGAAATGGCTTACGACGGGGCAAGTGGCGCAGTATTTGGGTTGTTCAGCGAGGATGGTGTCCAAATGGATCGACGAAGGGAAGTTGCCGGGGATTCGCCTGCCGTATTCAAAGGATCGGCGGGTACATCCGGCGGCGTTGATGCAGTTCGCAAAGGATCACGGCTACTTCAAGGCGAGCGGTCGTGGAAGAACGAACTGAATGGGGAATGTATGCCACCGCGCTCCGCCACGCGGAAGTGTGCCTGCGTCGTTTTGGAAGAAAGACCATCAACGGGAAAGACGCGCACGACTTCGCGATTGATTCGTTGCGCACTGTGCCGTGGAAAGGGAAGCGCATTTGGTTCGACATGCTCGACGCATTCCGTGCGGAAGCAAGAAGGCAAAAGCGCTGGGGATCTCAAATCCCCTTCGAAGACGCAATGGAACGTCATGCAACTTCTGAAAAAATTCAAAAGTATTCTGACTGGTTCTCAGCGTATTGGTTCTTGACAAACAGGCAACGGGAGATTGCATTACTTCTGTCGCAAGGCTGGTCGATGGCACGGGTTGGCAAGTGGCTTGGAATATCAGCAAACGCGATGTCAACGCATCGCAAGAGAATCGCGAAAAGGATCGCCAAATATGCCGTTCAAGAGTCAAAAGCAACGGAACTGGATGTACGCCAACGAGCCGGAGATGGCCGAGCGATGGGAGAAGAAGACCCCGAAGAACCAACCTCTTCCGAAGAAGTCGGACGAGAAGAAGAAGTGGAAGCGCCAGTAATTGAATAGCAAGTGGCTCCATCTCGTTCCGAAAGACTTGGACGCTAATTTGAAGTGGCGTCGCGATATGCTCGCCCTTGCTCGAAAAGATGTGACGCACCGTTCGTCTTTGCGCAAGATGTGTTCTGAAGATCTTCTCTTCTACATCAATGCGTTTTGCTGGACGTATGACCCACGACTTGAAAACCCGATGGTTCCGTTCCTGACGTACGAGTTTCAGGACGAAACATTGCTGGATCTCAATGACGCGGTGGGTAAGCGCGACATTTGCATCAAAAAAAGCCGTGACATGGGGGCATCTTGGATGCTCTGCGCCTTGTTTGAGTGGCGCTGGCATTTCAAGCACGGACAGTCTTTTTTGCTTGTAAGCCGTAATGAAGACTACGTAGACAAGCCAGGCAACTCCAAGTCGCTGTTCTGGAAGATTGATTACCTGATCCGTAACCAACCAGGCTGGCTGTTGCCGCGATACACGCGCACGGCACTACGACTTACAAACGAAGAAAATGGAAGCGCAATTGACGGCGAATCGACGACGGGCGATGTCGCACGTGGTGACCGTCGTACAGCCATCGGTATGGACGAATTTGCCGCGTTTGATGTAGACGCAGGGTACAAGGCACTTGCATCAACAAGAGATGCAACGAAGAGCCGTATTTTCAATTCAACGCCAGACGGCGTTGGCAATGCGTTTTATGACGTGGCGCACTCTGATGCAGTCAAACAAGTTGTTTTGCACTGGACAAAACACCCAGTCAAAGCACAGGGCTTGTACATCGGAGGAGATGGGAAACCAAAAAGCCCGTGGTACGACGCAGAATGCAAGCGTTGTATCCACCCACAAGAAATTGCACAGGAACTCGACATCGACTTCCAAGGATCGGACTTCCAGTTCTTCGATCCCAAAGAGATTGACCGTCTTGTTATGCAGTGCTGCCGACCACCCTCGTTTGTGGGCGACCTGAACTTTGATCCGGCGACTTCTCAACCTAAGTCGTTCGTGCAACGCCCCGGAGGCCCGCTTCGCCTCTGGTGTGGTGTTGATGCATCTGGTCAGGTCGCCCACGACCGGGGTTACGTAATTGGCGCAGACATCTCTGCTGGTACAGGCAGCAGTAACTCTGTTCTTTCTATTGCTGATCGAAACACCGGTGAAAAGATTGGAGAACTCGTAACTCCAAACTTACGACCAGATGAGTTGGCTCGCTACGCAGTTGCTTTGTGCAAGTGGTTCCACGACGCAGAAGGAAATGGCGCGTTCATCATCTGGGAAGCGCCAGGACCAGGCCGAAACTTTGGCGATGTTGTCATTGAACTCGGATACAGGCACGTCTACTGGAAGACAAAGGAAGAGTCGATTGCGCGAAACACCGTGCCTGTTCCTGGATGGTGGCCAGTCAAAGATGCAAAGCGAGCAGTGTTTGGCGATTACAGACGCGCCTTGCTAGACGGGCGGTTCATCAATCGTTCTCGCGAAGCGATGTCAGAACTGCGCGAAATTGTCTATACAGCGAATGGGAGTATTGAACACTCCAAAGCAACGAGGACAATTGATCCAAGCGGTGCGAGAGACAACCACGGCGATAGACCTACTGCCGATGCACTCTGTTGCTATGCTCTTGCAAGACGAGCACCTGCAATCGCACTGCGCGAAGACATCGTGCCTGAAGGAAGCATCCTAGCGCGCCGAAAGTTGGTGGAGGACAAACGGCGCAGATTGGCTGAATGGTAATGGAACTTGATCGCGTTAGCCGTTTAGTAACCGCATTTGACCATTCTCGTCGCAAGTTGCAGACGTTCCGAGAACGTCGCCTGTCTATGATTCGCCAATTCGTCGGAGGCGCGTGGTCCGATGGTGGCGCACCAGACAAGGTGCCTGTCAACTTTCTTGAAATGGCGCTGGGTATTTATCGGCGTCAAGTCGCTGCACGTGCTCCACGTGTCATGGTTCGTTCCAAGAATGGAGATAACATTCCATTCGCTGACGACCTTGAAATTGCACTCAACATTTCAATTGATGACATTCGATTTGACGACACCATGCGTCGTTGGGTGCTCGAAGCAATGTTTGGCATGGGAGTATTGAAGGTTGGTCTTGCTCCAAGCGATCAAAAAGAAATCTTCGGATTTACTCACGATCCAGGCCAGCCTTTTGCCGATGTAGTTGATTTCGAAGACTTTGTCTTTGATATCACTGCAAAGCGCTGGGATCAGGTCCAGTTCTGTGGCAACCGTTACGCGCTTCCGCTTGATGCAGTGCGTGACCTCAAGATGTTCAAGGGTGCAAACCTTTCGAAATACGAACGGCGCACATCCAACGAACAAGGTGATGAGAAAGTGTCGAACCTCGTTGACGACGGCGGGTCGTACGGCGAAGAGACATACATGGACCTTGTTGAACTATGGGACATTTGGCTCCCATATGAGAACATCGTTGCTACGTTCCAAGCGGGACCAGATGGCGGCATTGAAACGCGAAACCCAATTCGCGTTGTTGATTGGGAAGGTCCAGAAGGCGGGCCATATCACCTGCTCTCCTTTGGCGATGTGCCAGGTCAAATCATGCCGCTTCCTCCAGCAGCGCTGATGATTGATTTGCATGAACTTGGCAACCGAGTGTTTAGAAAACTCGGAAGGCAAGCAGATCGCCAAAAGACGGTTACGCTTATTGCAAGCGGAAACCAAGAAGATGGTCGCCGGTTGACCGATGCCAACGATGGCGATGCTATTTCTGTAGATCGCCCAGAAGCAACAAAGGAAGTTCGATACGGCGGGGTCGATCAAGCCGCTCTTGCGTTCTTTCAGCAGTTGCGCCAGTTGACTTCGTACTTCGGTGGCAATCTTGAAACTCTTGGCGGACTTAACAACGCAACGAACACTGCTTCGCAAGAGCAGTTGGTGAAGAGCCAAGCGACCATGCGCATTGCAGATATGCAAGAGCGCGCAACAGATGCTGCGACGCGAGTCATCAAGGCAATCGCGTACTACATGTGGACAGATCCAGTCCGCACGTATCGCGTTCCGAAGAAGATCCCTGCATCTGACATGGTGATTATTTCGGACTTGAAGCCAGAGCGTCGCAATGGTGAGTTCCCTGATTACGCCATTGAGATCATTCCGTTCTCAATGCAATCGCGAACGCCAACCGAGCGCATGCAGACTCTTACCCAGATCATGCAGACGTTCATTGTTCCGATGGCGCCGCTTCTTCAGCAGCGCGGTCTTGTTCCAGACATCGAAGGATTCCTCAAGATGTCTGCTGAACTCAGCGGCACTCCTGAAGTTGTCGATCTGGTTACGAAGGTCGAGCCAGAGGAATTGATGCAAGGACCGCCGTCGCCACAAGGTGCTGGTGGCGGTCGCCCAGCAAACACGACTAGGAACTATGTTCGCGCAGACCGTGGCCAAGACAGTCTTAGCCAGCAAGACCAAGCAATTGCAAGCATGATGCAGTCAGCGCAATCTCAGCAAGGAGCATAAATGCCGTTCTACATCTACGTAGACAAGCAGACAAACGAGCGTGTGGAACTGATGATGACCATCCAAGAAATGATGCGCAGACGGCGCGCCGATGGTTCCATCTTGCACGAAGGCCGCATCTTGCACCGCAGCATTGCAGCAGAGCACGGTGGGGTTTCTAGTAACCCTGGGAACTGGCCAATGAGGAGTGACGCGGCAGGCGTACACCCGTCGCAGACTGGCGCTGCATACGAAGAGAGTGTCAAACTAGGGGTTCCGACCCGGTTCGATCCGCAAACCGGACAGGCCATCTTTGAATCAAGATCCCATCGTCGGGACTTTTTGAAGGCAAAAGGAATGTTTGATCGTAGCGGAGGCTATGGAGATTGACTACAATGCCTGACAACAAGCAAGAAATTCCTGACGATCCGTTTGACATTCGCGACGAAATCATGGAAATTGATGACGCTTTGAATACAGAAGATGCTCCAGCGGACGCTCTGGAAACCTCTCCTGAATCAGACGGATCAAACTGGCAAAGTGAACTCGTTCGCAAGGCTTCAGAAGCCGGCATGCCAAAAGAGATCATCGCAAAACTGCAAGGCGCAGATGCCGTAAACGACTTAGTGTCGATTATCGCAAACGCCGTTCAAAAGCAGGCGATTATCCCTGAAGAGCCTGAGAAGAAGCCGAAGAACGATTTCGAACTTGAGATTGATGAGGACACGGCGTTTGACCCAGACGCTGCACGTGCCATCAAGAAGATGCATGCTTACTACGAGACAAAGATCCGAGAACTTGAAACCAAGTTTTCCGAGAACTCAAGCAAGCAAGTTTCTGATTCGCTCCCATCGTTTGTCAAAACGCTTGGTGACGAATGGCAACCTGTGTTTGGAACTGACGAAAAGCCCAACACATCAAATCTCAAGCGTCTTGAAGAGTCCGTGCAGACAATTCGCGCTGGCTACACGGCTCGACATCGACGCATTCCAGCAGAATCAGAACTTTTGAAAATGGCGCTGAACGCTTCGTTTGGCGACAAGCAAAAGGAAATTGCGCGATCTGAATTCGCAGGGAAAGTTGAAAAGCGATCTAACCAGATCGTTTCTCGACCTGGAACTCGCACTGCATCATCATCCAACCCGCGCATGCGCGCGGCACAGGGAGTTGCAGACTGGTTCAAGAGTCGCGGAATTGATCCGTATTCGACCGCTCAAGAAGACTTCCAATAAAACAAAAAGGACCAAGTCATGCCAATTCTCCAGGCAGATGACATTGCAGATCTCATCACCACGACCCAGCGCAACCTGGGTGAAATGAAGTGGACCGATCTTTCGTACTCCCTCCAAGAGCACATCGCTCTTCCGCAACTCCTCAACAAGAACAAGGTGTCGTTCAATAGCGGCACTGGCATCCAGTGGAACCTCATGGTTGGCACCACTGGTGCTACGAAGGAAACTGGCCTCTACGCCACCGACTCGGTCAACGTGTCGGACGTGATGATTACCGCCAATATCCCTTGGCGTCACATCACGACTTCGTACGCAATTGAGCGTCGCGAAATCGCGATCAACCGTTCCCCGGCACAGATCGTCGATCTTGTGCGTATCCGCCGCCACGACGCAATGGTGGACATGGCGGGCTTCATGGAGACACGCTTCTGGCGTCGTCCCAATGGCTCGACCGACACGTTGTCGATCTACGGCGTTCCGTACTGGATCACGTGGACGGACAACTCCTCCACGAACGCAAACGGCGGCTTTGACGGCGGTAACCCAACCGGATTCTCGGCTGGCGCTGCAAACGTCGATTCCACCGCTTACACCCAATGGAAGAACTGGTGCGCAAAGTACACCAGCGTCACGAAGGATGACCTCATCCAGAAGTGGCGTAAGGCTTCGACCTTCACCAACTTCAAGGCTCCGGTGTCACAGCCCGACTACCAGAACGGCAACATGTACGGCTACTACACGAATTACAACGTGATTGGCCAATTGGAGCGCGTCCTTGAAACCCAAAATGACAACCTGGGCAACGACATCGCTTCCAAGGATGGTCGCGTCACCTTCCGTCAAGTCCCAGTGACGTGGTGTCCTCACCTTGAGGGTCGTGCCGGTGATCCGATCTACGGCATCAACTGGGGCGCGTACCGTCCAGTGTTCCTCTCGGGCGAATACATGCGCGAAGAAGGTCCAACGAAGGCGAGCAATCAGCACACCGTCTTCCAGACCTTCATTGACACCACGATGAACCTTCAGTGCGTCAATCGTCGCGTCAATTTCGTCCTCGCAACCGCATCTCCAGACGTTTCGGCCTAATAGGGCCAGAAAGGCAGTTCAATCATGCCTCAACTTATTACCAAGTACAACTCTGGCCCTCTCGGTGTATCCGAAGCGGCTGACGCTCTTCTTGATCCCAAGAGTGCATTTCGCTACTTCCTTGATTTCATGAATGATGTCGAGGATGGCCAATACACTTCCACTGTAGTTGCCGCTTCCAGCGGTACGGCAGCACCAGTTGCATCGGCTCATGGTGGAACGGTTTTGCTGGATACCGTTGGTACCACTGATGGGATGGGAGTTGTTATTTCATCCCCAGGCGATTTCATTGTTCTTGATGGAAGCAGGACTGTTTACGCAGAAGCCCGCCTTTCATACAGCAACATTCTGGCATCTTGGTACTTTGGCTTGACTGCCAATTCCCCAGCAGGTAGTGAATGGGGTACCTCGTCAATCACTCCAGGCTCGGCAGTGGCGCTCATTGGATTTGACGCTGGTACCGACTCGCTTACTGGTGCAACTGCTGGCAAGTCGCTTCAACTTTCGACGTACGGAAGTTCGCACGTCGAATCGCTCGTGCCACTTGACTTCACTCTTGCAGCAGGAACCTTCTACCGCGTAGGAATTTTGGTCCAAGGCTGGACGGTTCAGGCATACGTCAACGGCAAGAAGTACGGTGCTCCGAACAGGCTCAATAGCAACACCACTACAACGATGGGAGTCCAACTCAGTGTTGTGACGCGCGGAACATCCGCCCGCACAATGACTTGCGACTACATCGACGTTGTCTGCACTCGCTGATATAAGAATCCATCGGGTTCTTATGCAACACGACCTGCCACATGGCAGGTCGTGTTGTTTTATTTAGTTGCTTGTGCTGCCAGATGTATGCACTGGGACATGGCGTCGGTGAT